AAGATACAACATCTGGAGTTAATAAACCACGTTGGCATATCTTTGAGCTTGAAGTACCTAACCCAGCATACGAAGAATGATATTCAATCACATTAAACAACTCAAAGCTGAAGGTAAAAAAATTGGCATCACTTTCTCAACCTTTGACATGCTCCACGCAGGCCACATTGCCATGCTCTCGGAAGCCAAGAATCACTGTGACTACCTCATCTGTGGGCTCCAAACGGACCCAACTATCGATAGGCCTGAGACTAAGAATCGTCCGATACAAAGTATTGTGGAGAGACAGATACAGCTTTCTGCATGCCGTTACGTTGATGAAGTTGTTGTGTACCAAACCGAACAGGATCTCTGTGACCTTCTGTTGATCCTCCCAGTTGACGTTCGTGTGCTGGGTGTGGAATATCAACACAAAGACTTCTCTGGCTATGAGGAATGTGGAATGCGCGGCATTGAAATTGTGTTCAACGGCAGGGATCACTCATTCTCATCTAGTAGCTTGCGCAAGCGTGTGGTGGCTGCCGAAACAGAAAAAGTATTACTACAACGATGATATTGTATGTAAATGGATGCAGCCCCTGATGTATTTGCTGTGGATGATGGCAGATATGGCATTGATCGTAGACCACATCCAATCAACTTGGAAGCCAGCTGGGGTAAACATTTGAGCCGAATGCTTAACACTGAATTTTATTGTGATGCCGAAACAGCAGCCAGCAATGATCGTATACTGCGCACTACCACAGATTGGATTCACAACAACTATAGCCGACTGTATGACACTGTGATGGTAATTCAATGGACCACATGGGAACGAGAAGAATGGGTATTCGAAGGCAAGCACTATCAAGTAAATGCCAGTGGTGTAGACATGGTGCCACCAGAACTTGAAGCTAGATATCGTCAGTACATTTTGGATGTGAATTGGACTCAAAAAACAGATGAATGGCACAACAAGATATGGCACTTGCACTGCCGTCTAAAAGATCTCAATGTGCGGCATCTTTTCTATAGTGGCAACAGCACTTTTAGTGATATGCCAAATCAAAGAGATTGGCAAAATCACTATATCCAGCCTTACTCAAGAGAGCACAGTTGGAATGCCATACTAAAAAACAACGGATTCGAGCATGTGAATCCCAAAAGTTATCACTTTGGAGCCAATGGTCATAGATTTTGGTCGGAATATGTGTTACAATACTTAAAGCAACACAAACTTCTGGACCGCTTTGATGAAATATCTACTGATTGATACTGCCAACATGTTCTTCCGTGCCCGCCATTCGGCTCACAGGGCTAGCGACACATGGACTAAATTAGGCTTTGCACTGCACTTGACCATGATGAGTGCTAATAAAGTAGCTAGACGTTTTGGTGTAGACCATGTGGTTTTTGCATTGGAAGGACGTAGCTGGCGCAAAGACCACTACAAACCCTACAAGGCCAATCGTGCTGTGGCCCGTGGTGCCATGAGTGAAACTGAAGCAGAAGAGGACAAGTTGTTTTGGGAAACCTATGATGAACTGACTAAATACTTGTCTGAGAAAACAAATTGTAGCGTGATCCGTTGCGCAACAGCAGAAGCGGACGATATCATAGGCCGCTGGATTGCACTACACCCCCAAGATGAACATATTATCGTCAGCAGTGATTCAGACTTCGTTCAGTTGGTTGCACCAAATGTGCAATTGTACAATGGCATAAACGATCACCTGTTCAGTGTTGATGGCGTAACTGATGCCAAGGGCAACCAATTGAGTTTTACAATCGAAAGCAATTCCAAGATCAAAGTAGGCAAAGCTGATAAAGACTTTGTGGCTCCAACTGACTATCAAAAGTGGGTGTTGTTCTTGAAGTGCATGCGTGGCGACCCTGGCGACAATGTGTTTTCGGCCTATCCAGGTGTGCGGGTGAAAGGCACCAAGAATCAAGTGGGACTCACAGAAGCCTTTGAGGATCGTGACAAAAAAGGCTATGCCTGGAACAATCTCATGCTTCAACGGTGGGCTGACCACGAAGAGGTTGAACACAAGGTGCTGACAGATTACGAACGCAATGTCACGCTGATTGATCTCACAGCACAGCCTCTAGAAGTAAAAGACACTGTGGATGCTGTGATCCGTGAACAAATCAGTCACAAAGACATTGGCATGGTGGGCGCACACTTTCTCAAGTTCTGCGGCAAGTATGAACTTACCAAGCTGAGCGACCAAGCTGAACCAGTTGGTCGCTGGCTGAATCAAACATATCAAGGAGTGTTAAAATGATAGTAGCAAAACCAGTAATTGACAATCAATACTGGATTCTCAAACAAAACGATCAAAAGATCGGAAACATACAGGCCAGTGCTGATGGTTATCAAATTACCATCCAGAACAAAATTGCCAGTTACAAAACCATTCCCATGTTGAGAAGCAAGGAGAATGTGGAATTTGAGCCAGCAGAAAAATCCACAAAGCCATTGCCCAATCAAGTACATGGATATGACACCGGCTGCCGAACTCACAATGGTATGTGGAATGTGCAACTTAAATTGCCATTGTTTACCAAGACCACAAAATCAAAATCATGGTTTGCCGCTGGGTGGTACGCAGTCAAACAACATCGTGCATGGAAAGTGTCTCGCAATCCCAAACTGATTGTGCTAGAACGTTACCCATTCAAAGGACCATTTAACACCGAGGAGCAGGCACGTGACCAATCCGTTTCGTGATCAAGAAAAGTTTATGAAGGCTTGTGACCAAAGTGTCAACGAGTTTAACAAAGATCAATTTAACTTGTATGTTACATTGATTGAAGAAGAAGCCAACGAATTGGCCGATGCAATCACAGCACACGACCAAGTTGAAACTGTTGACGCACTAATCGACATTTTGGTTGTTACTATTGGTGCACTACACAGTATAGGCGCAGATGCCGAAGGTGCATGGAAAGAAGTTATGAAAACTAACTTTGCCAAGATTGATCGAGAAACCGGTAAGGTTCGCAAGCGTGAAGATGGCAAAGTGCTCAAGCCTCAAGGCTGGACGCCACCCGACCTTAAACCATTCTTGAAGAAGAATGCCACATTTAATAAATTCTCATGAGCTTACACATAAATCGTTTTGTTGACAATATCAAAGCTCACGAATCTCGTGGGCTCAAAGACTTTACCATGAGCATGCGTGATGCCAAAGACTTGCATTCAGACATAACCAAACTGTTGCTGACGCTGGAGCAACTGCATACCAAACCCACAGGCAAGCCCGAAGTAATTACGGTTGAATTGACCGGTGGCGACTTCAAAAGTCCCTAGTTTATTAGATAAATAAACTACGGAGATTACGATGAGTAGACCAAAGCCGCAAGTGTTGATTGAACACACCAACAAACAGACTTACAAAACTGAACAAGTTTTGGCGTCTGAAGGAGTATGGGCAGTTTTCTACGAGTCCAAGCCTATAAATCTCAAGACGTCAAATTTACTGACGTCATTGCCTGGGCCCAAGTACAAAAAAGTCAGCTTCTCCAATCCTGGTCATGCCAAGAACTTGGCTCGCAAACTCAATACACAGTTTAGAACCGACAAGTTCACAGTGGTATTGCTCACGGCCGGACAACAAGTTTATCCCTAACCAATGTTTGATCACTGGCCACGCAGACCTGCCATAGAATTTTCAACTCAGTGCAACAGTGCATGTCCGCAGTGCAATCGATATCTTGACGATGATCCAGTGTTGGGCATTCAAGAAAACCCAGCACTGCCGCAAGCCACTATCAATCTTGCACAACTCAAACAACTATATACTCCTGAATATCTCGCTCAGGCCACACACCTCAAACTCAGTGGTGCGCATGGTGAACCGACCATGGCCCAAGATGTCATTGACATGTTGCAATGGGTAAGAAGCATCAATCCTGACATACTGTTTCAAATGGACACCAACGGTAGTACCCGTACTCCGGGCTGGTGGTCTGATCTAGCCAAGCTGTTTGCCACTCCCAAACACATCAATAACTACGTGGCTTTTAATATTGATGGCCTTGAAGATACCAACCACATTTATCGTAGACGCACTGTGTGGAAAAAGATAATGGAGAACGCTCAAGCGTTTATAGATGCGGGTGGCACTGCCACTTGGGCATTTTTGGTTTTTGAACACAACGAACATCAAGTGCTACAGGCAAGAAAGATGGCCAAGGACATGGGCTTTACTTTTTTCCAAGTCAAGATTAGCAGTCGACAATCAGTAAGACCAATATCATGGATTCATCCTCCGCGAGCATGGCGTGGTGCCAAAGCTAGAGGTGCTGGTGAAATTCAGTGTATGCAACAGCGCAGAGATGAGCTCATGATGACTGCCCAAGGTTATTTTTTGCCCTGTCCATACATTGCTGAGGCTGCCTACGGTCCACCAAGGCCAGATGGTGCCATGGAAGAAATACACGAGGTGCTGGGCGATTTTGCACAGTATCATGCCAGTAGAGGTGTTGATACAGTATTGCCATTGTTCAAGCAAGTGAGTGATCGGTGGGCCACTTCGCCAATGAAAATTTGCCAGACTGAATGTGGTGGTTTGATTGCGCCCCGCGATCAACAATATCTTAAACGTGAACAATTTCGTGACATACCGTGAGTCTCAAGCAAGTAATAACCGAAAAAGTTTTACAGCTATTGCCAGAAAACGATTGTCCCACTCTTGACGAAGCATTGCATAGTTGGTGGATGAATTTTAGAGAAGGTGGGGGCATGCGGTTGACCAATGCTGGATTCATGGCACTGAGTGCAAGTGATTTAGAAACTTACAACTTTGAAATACCCAGTGGATTTGTGCTGTCAAGCCCCAGGCACCTGTTGACCCTGGACAAAAAACTAGACTGTCCATACTTTATCAAACTGGGCAAAAAATCACAAATTGTGCTGTTTGGCAGTCGTCAGGCCATGATGTTGGCCATGTACGGTGATCTGCCCAAATGGTTTGGGTTTTTAGATCGCACCTAACTGACTGGCTGCTTGCCGAAAACGACCACACAGTATCTCACTGTATTGTTCCAGCACAAATCTACGTTGAGCCTGCAATCGATTTTGGTACGGCTCTAGATCTATCTGTCCTTGAATTAGATCTTGATTGAGCTGTATGGCCATCTCTGCACGACAATCGTTGGGCAGCCAATCATAACTGCAATCTACTAGATCTTCAAACATATCAAACCCCAGTTCACAGCAGTCTTGCACAATGCCTGGATGCCCAATCACTATGGGAATCTGCCCAGCAATCATGGCCTGTAGTGTTTTTTCGGTCACAATGCCCGGCCTAGCATTGTATTGAGTTTCAGTCACAATGTTCACGGCTGTTTTTGCATACAACGGTGCCAGTCTCACAAAGTTGTTGTGATTTTCAGTGCCGCGATAGGTCTGATAACTCCATTCAGGCAAAGCAATTTCATTGCCATAGCTCACAGTACCGCCTTGGAATTTCAACAGTTGATCTACCACTCTGCGACGATGCAAACACATACGACCGTTGAGACATTGCCAAGATTGGGTGCGTGGCTGATCAAACCAGGATTGCCATTGTGTTTGAGTTTGTATTGCACCTTGTATGGTCTGCAGGTTGTGACTGCTGAACTCAATTAGATTTACTGGGCCGCGATACACACGGTCCAGTCCATGACTCCAAAAAGTTACCAATACTTGATTGGCATGACTGCCGTACTTTTGTTCTACACGATCCAACTCCACACAGCCAGTTGCAGTGGGGGTTACAAAGTCTTGAAAGTGCAACAGTAACAGGGTGCGGTCAGTAAAGTCAATATCAGGCAGTTTGAGTGGCCATCCTTGTACAGGATCATAGCCCACATCAAAACAATTATATACCGGCACTAACTCAAACCCCAGTTGGGTCAATGTTTGATCAAATAATACAGTGTGGTCCATTGTGATATTTACTAAGTATCACTATGTACTGGAACAATCCCATCGTAGAAGTCAGACACCCTGCTGATCCTGATCCCATTGTGCAAGCCCAACATCATGGCAGTCATGCATTGTTTTACAATCCCTCACAGGCAGTGAACGAAATCATACGTATTGATCTGTTGCAAGAGTGGTGCGACATGGCCAATACTCGTCGTCAAGAAGATGGCAAAGATTTTGCCACTGAATCTCGCAACGCATACCTAGCAGCCAACTTGGTACGCATCAATCTCTATGTAGACAGTTTGCGTAAACATGGTAGTGTCAAGCCCATGTTGCTGTACTACAGTGGTAAACTGCCTTATGAAGCAGCCACTGGAGGCACTAGGCTCATGGCCAGCGAACTGTTGCCAAACTTCACACACGTCACAGCATTTATTACCACACACCAAGATCATGCATCACAGTTTTCACACTTGCAACGCATTGATTCATTTGAAGATTTTAGACAGTGTTGTGGGGTTGATTCGGGCACACAATTTTGGTTTAGATTAACCGACAGTGAAGCACCTTGGGGACTGGATTGGTACGAAGTGTCAGTATCTGTGCCGGGCATTTCAGTGCCCAGTGATCAGTGGTGTTTGTCAGTAATCAAAAACTATCTTGCCCAACAGCCCACATACTTTCGGTTTGACTGTGAGTGGTTTGGTGTGACTCGTGATTGGTCACAATACGCTGAAAAACTTCCTGGTTGATTCGTTTCCAGTCGGTCATGCGATCCACAGCAGGATTGCCAACAACACCAAGGTATTCAGCACTGTCATTGCAATGACCAGCAAACCCTTGTTTGGGCTCAATCATTGTGGCAGGCCAACGCTGTAAAAACAGTCGTCGAACCATGGGCTTGCCCAGTCTCAAATGCCAAGGCAAGTTCAAGGCAAATTTTATAACGTTGGGATGACAAAAAGGTGAACGTGGTTCAATGCCATGTGCCATGGTCAGTGTATCCACACCACGCATGTCCACAGCACAGATCTGCGTGAGGTAGTCCATGAGCAATGTGGCTGGCCGCGGATCACCATCATACATGTCCAAGCACTGATGCCAGTCTATCAGTGCAGATTTATCTTGTGACGAAAAACTACTGTAGGGACTGGCGCTGTTTTCAGTGGTATAGTTCAGCGTTTTGTATACGTTGTATCCGCCAAACAACTCGTCAGCACCAACACCGGTAAACAGAACTCGTTCAGTGCAGTGCTGGGCTATGGTCCACTGGCCCACAAAACTCCAGCTTTGCACTGGCATCTGTGTTTGTTCAATAATTTCAACAAACTTATCAGCCCACTGCTTGAGATCTAGATCAAGCATGACATGCCGAAGCTGTTGTTGTGCATTTAAAAATTCACCAACTCTGGGACTGATCAAATCTTTGCCCACTGTGTTGATGGTGTATAATTTTTCTGCATGTGGCAAGCTGTTGAGCACTGCGGAACTGTCTAGACCACCACTCAT